AGGCGCTCTTTCAACTGCTCAATGGTTATACACAAGAGGCGATCAGTAGCCTCCAACTTCCGACGACGCTTGAGCAACCGGCGAAGGTGTCTCGCTGCCGTCTTTGGACTGAGGTAGGCCTTACTCTTCTTCGAGCCTGCCCGATTTTTTTTGTAACTTCATGCTTTGATGCATTCCGATTTGGTTTAGCGGTTCAGCGGATTGCGCGCACCATGCGAGACAAAAACGAGCACCATCTGCCAAATCGGCTGCAAAGTTACAAAATGAGTGTCCAATTACTTTGGACTGATTTTGAAAAAATGCAAAAAAAATATCTTTTTTGCCAAAAGTAGTCCATTTTGGTCCAAATTCCTATCCGAATCCGGAGTAATTGACACTCGAAATGACCTCTTGAGGGAATTTTTCGCACCCAATGTACAGGGTATCAAAGGCATCCGTGCCATCGGTACGGTGTTCGAGGAGGTCTTCCTCGGACTCGGCAAGCTTCTCGCCGGACTTGTTTTTGTGGAAGCCGTTGCGTCCGTTCAGAACTCCGGCAGACTGAATGGCGAGGATTAGATCATCGTTATTCTGACGGTTGAAGAACGGCATGAGTCGCTGCTTGCCTTGGAAGGCTTGGTTGATGAGCAGGTACTTCTCATCGTGACGCATTGGGTTGCCCAAATAGACATCCTGGACTGTCCAGCCGTGACGCTCAAACTCGTGGATAACTACCCACCTAAAATCCTGTGTATTAACGGCATAGTTGCTTCCGAGCGCAGTGGTATCATAATAGAAAACGACCGTTTTGTTACGATGTTCTGCATAGTAGTTGCAGAAATCATCCACCAGTGCCGGGAGCTTTCTTTCAAACTTGACGTAGAAGGATTTGAGCACATTTAATCGGTTTCCGGAGGGTTGGCCGGCAACGATCCAGTTGATGTTTGCGTTGTAGTCCATACCGATACAAATGGGTGCGTCGGGGTTCACGTCACGGTCTGCCTGCGAGGTAAAAACGGTAGCAGGAACGTCGCCTGATAGTCCAACTACATTGGACTGCCAAAGGGTGTCCAAGTACTCAAAATTGGAAGCGTCGTACTTATGCGACTCCCTCATTGAGGAATAGAAGCCATCCTTTGCAATGCCGATTTGCTTGCAAAGAATTGAGGTTTGGAAAGTAAGCGGAGTAAGATCACGCTTCATCTGCTTGATGTAGTTTTCGCCAAGGAGTTGCAAGTTCTCTATAGAGGAATACTCCTTGTAGTAAACGGCTACGGAGCGCATCTGATTGAGTTGCTTATCAAGGTGGCGTATCTTCTTGCGGAGATATTCCGGCGGCGTCTGGCCTGCAGCAATAGCCTCCTTGACCTTTTGCTTCAATCGCCAAATCTCATATACGGTAGCTTCAATCGTCCGGATAAGTTCCACATCCATCTTCTGCTTGTAGTGCAAGAACCATGAGCCTTTCTTGGACTGCGGCATATCCGACAGTATCATTATGGAGTGATTGAAGGAGTGCTTGCCAAAGTAGGACTTGATACCGCCATTGGCCGGAAGTGTTTCCTCTTTCAACTTTTCATAGTCAATGAACTTGGCCTCGTCGATTAGAAGCCAAGAGAGCGTAAGCGAGTTGGAAGAGCCAGGGCGGTCCTGCGAAATAATGATAGCACGAGAGCCGTTATAAAATGATATAACGTGCTCGAAATCGGTAGGCTCAATGATAGCCGTGCCGAAGGACTTAGGCGGCTTCTTGCCCACCACATAGTGGATGTTGGGCAGCAAGCCCCATCGACGCCAAGCGGCGAGAAGGCCCGGAATGGTGTTCGTCAGACCATGCTTGAACGTGGGTACGACGATACCGCCCGTGCTTCCCGGCATGCGTTGCATGTTGCGCAGCACGAAGGGAGAGGCGATAGAGTCCGTTTTGCCGGTACGTCGCCCGGCAACAATAACGGTAGTATTGGCACCGATGAGCTGCGTCAGGCGCTGCGGGGTGTTGAAATAGACACGTTTAGTCATGGGGCTGTTCCTCCGTCTTAGGGTTCCACATCTCTTCCTCCAAGTCTGCCTCCTCATAGTCGATGTCCTCGATGTCGATAGTCTCGGCGCCATAGTGCTTGATCATCTTGTCTATCTTCTCTTGCAGGTTCGGAATAGGCTTGATACCGAGCACGGTCGGGTCATCCGTAGCGGTGAAGGGCTGCACCACAATCATCTCATAAGGCACAGCCTGCTCGTCCTCCAAGTCCACACGATTGAACTTGGCATAAGAAGCGGCAGCTTTCTCCATGGTCTTTGTGTCCTTACGAGCCTTAGCCATCTGATAGGTCTCCAATATCATTTCATTGAAGCGATAGCGGTGAAAGTCACGCGAAGCCTGCGAGAGCGTAGGCAACAGAGCCTTAACAATTGAAAGGTCGGCATATGCTTGCGTTAAGCCAATGCCAAAACGCGAGCGTACCTCTCCGATAAACACCCTATCTTTTGCGTCCGGGTTCGACATGAACCACGTATATTCCTCCCGTAAACGAAGCAGACGCTGCACGGTCTCGGCAGGGTAACGTTCCATCAGTTCCGCTTCAGCGGTAAAGAGGTCACGCTTTGCTATTTCTACTGTTTGTGGTCGTGCCATAGCTATTCATCGTCCTCCATGTCTAAAAGGTTCTCACGAGCCGTCTGCAAAGCAAGCGGCGAGCCTACTTTAGCAAGGGTCATTTCTTGCTGATGTAGTTGTACTTTACTTAATGCTTTCCCATGGCGGTACGCCGTAAATGCCGGATTGGACTCGTCTTGGATGTCCTGCTTAAACTCCTCAATTCGGACACCGAGAATGACGGCTATGTCCGTAGGACGGAGGTAGATAGAAGCAAATTGGTCGATTTGCTGGAGTTGTTCTTCGGTGTAGGTCATGCTAAATTTCAGTTTAGGTTTGTGATACGATTAGGGATTTGCCGGTGCTTGCTCCGGCTGTGCTGCTGCCGACAGCCATTCGGCTTCATTGTACCGTAAATCGGTGTAGATATCCACCGCCACTTGGAACGAAGCGCAAGCGCAACCGGAAGCGAAATACTCGGGTATCTCCGAGAAGCGGATGCGCGGATCGAGATACAAGGAGCGTTCCTGAAGCTTGGTAGATTCCAAGATCAGAACCGACATATATTGCCGGAACAGTTCGCGCATAGTATCGAAGCAGGCGAGACGGGCTGCCATGTTTCCCAGTTGGTGACGCATGGCGAAAAAGACCGTCTTGACTCTTCGAGTGCGGGGAGAGTTGTTGAGTTCGGTGTAACCCTCGGCGGTGTCAGAGACACAGACGAAGGCAGTGGTGGTCTGCATAGCAGCGAGGGCATCCTCGAAGCCTTGCAGACCGCTCACTTTACAAAAGCGAAACTTCTTGTTCCGGGCAAGGATATTGGTGTCGGTTAAACGCTCAAAGAAGGATGTAGCATCCCAGTTGGAAACGGTTGTCATAGCGAGGTGGTTTTGGTTTCACGTTTCATTTCTTCATACTCGCGCGCTTGAGCGTTCAGCTCGACGAGGGCGCGGTGTACATCCATACGAAGCACTTGTGCTTCCTTTGTGATGTCGCCCTTGGTAAGCGCGCGTATCTGATTGTTCATTTGCTGCTGCAGGCGTTCCTGCATTGCTTCGGAGGAGGCTTCCTCTGCCGTTACGAAGAAATGATTGTAGCGACGCGCTAACAACTGCTTGGCGGAAGCGTACCAATAGAAGATAGAGACGGCTTCCTCGGGGTCGAGTTTGACCGGCTCTTTGGATTGGTACAGGTACGCGGCCATCTCGGACAGCAGAGCCATGTCCTTTGTGACGAGATAACCTTGGTAGAGGTTTTCGAGGATGAGGAAGGCTTCGAAAGTAATGCCGGAGAGGTCAGCCTCTACCGGCTGAAGCTTTCCTATCAAAGGCAGGCGCACAGGTACGAGGGGCAAGCGTTCGAGCCAAGAGAGTTGGGAGATGGCCTCCGCTATCTGGAGAGACGTAAGGAAATACGGCTTTCCCTCGTAATGGCAGAAAATACCGTCGTCGGTTTTCTGCACATCGGTTAGCGGTGCCCATCGGATGAGCGCGTAGGTTTTGAGTTCTGCAGCAGTGTAGTTCTGTGCAAGCAGATAATATGCGTAGCGGAGTTGCTTGGGCGTTAACTCCTGCCAGCATGTAGGAAGAATGATGTTTAGGTTCATAGTTTACGATTTAGAAGTTAGCGATTACCACCAGTAGCCTCCGGAATCCTTGTGGTTCTCGAAGGATGGGCGGCCGAATAACATAGAGGTGTACGAATCCTGCCACTCCGGAAAGATTGCCGGACGGGTTCGGATGCGTTGGACGGTGGAAAACATACGCTTGTAGTCAAGCGGTTTTCCGGCGAGCATTTCGAGCGTAGTTTGGCGCACGGCATCTATGATGGTGCGCTCCTCGGCGGTTACCTGCTGCGTAAGCATATTGCGCCGTAACCGTGCCATGAGTTCTTCGGAGATAAAGTTTTCCGCCAGTTCCTGCTCGATATTGAGCACTTCGAGGCGCAAGGATTGATAGCGCGCCCATTTGTCCGAGTTGTAGCCGGCAAGTGGCCCAAGATCAAGACACGGCCAGAGGCTTGCGCCGAAGTATGAGGCTTGTTCCGTTTCGAGCCAGTCCGGACGGCGGGCGAGAGTTAGGAGAAGGTCGGAGGCAAGGTCATCGCGGTTTGAGAGGAGCGAGTCGATCAGCCGCTTCACTCGATCCGCGCTTGCCGGTACTACGTTCTGATTGGAAACAATGCCGAAGCCGTTAGGCGTTAGAATTAGATCGAGCGAAGGAATGGTGCGGCGGAAAGCATCGGTTGCTACGATATGGCAACAGAGGATGCGCAGGGGGTCGGTTTCCCCCAGTGCGGCAATGGTATCCATCAGCACCTCTCCCACGAAGTTACGCGTGAGCCACGCTTCCGCTTTGCGGAGGTAGAGGGCCATCTTATCGTATAACGATTGTTCGCCCTCTACAGTGGTGAGCGTGTTGGGGAGGTAGGTGCGTAGTTGGTTATCGTTTGAAATTAACATAGTTAGTTAAAGTTTAGGGTTGAGTGTTTAGGGTTTAGAGGTTTCGGGCTTGTCAGTAGTGACTTCTTTGGCATCCTTATGCTCATCGAGCGTAGTGAGTTGGATGAAGGGGCATGTGGGGAATGCACCATCCCAATGATTGAAGCGAATGAGCAGTTGGTGGGGATAGAAAAGAAGATCATGGTAAGGCTTCTGCAGGGCCTGCGCGATGGTGTATAGCTCGCGCTTGTCAGAGCCGGAGTTGTTCGACTGGCTCTTGCCCGGCACAGAACCAACGAGGTTCGAGTGTACGCGCATTGTGAAGCAGATGACGTTAATCGCTTCTTGGATGTCCGTCTCCCAGTCGCCTCCCTCCTTGGCATCATCGATGCGCTTGATAAGGACATCGTGGTTTTCTTCGCCGTTGGGGTTCACACCAAAGGAAGAGAACCATACCTTGCCGGAGTTCTCTGCTCCGGTAAGGAAATCGATTATACGTTGCTTCTCCTCGTTGACGCGTTCGAGCCGTTTCTTTTGGTCGGTAATACCTTCCGCGCGGAAGATACGCTCCCAATAGCGCTCGTTGACCTCTATCTGGTACTTGATAGGGGCAGCGTTCTGGAGCTTCGCTTTCTTGGCGGTGGTGATGAGCTGCTTGATATCATACCAGCGCGAATTGAAGATAGCGGCGTAATACGGTATAGGATAATACGTATTGCGCGCGGTAGGTATGCGCGTGACGATGGCGAACTTACGTTTCTTGGTGCCGCTCTTGAGGCGGGTTTGGAGATCGGACCAGGGATTGTAGATGTTGAGCAAAGGGATGTGCTCCACATCGGAAGGAGCGGTAGAGTGCTCCCAGTTGGCAAAGAGTATTTCCTTGCTTGTGCCGTCTGCCCCGGCAGGGGTGAAGCGGCAATTACAAGCCTCCTTGCGGAGCATGGTGGTAATA